GCGGGAGGCCCTTGTAGCGGACCTTGAGGGGCAGGCAAGCCACCAGGGCGTGCCCCGGGAGCCCCGGGAGTCATACCAGCCTGTGCCGCAGCAGCCTGAGCACGAGCATTGGCGCCGATCGCTTTGGCGGTCTCCATGACATCGGAGCCGACTTGCAGGGCCTTGGCAGTGGCGGCACCAGAACCAGCGCCCAGAACGTCGGTCAGAATGCGGGCTTTTTGCTTGGTCAGATCTTCTTCTGAAACCTCAACAGGCCCCGCCTCTGCTCCAGCATCTTCTGCTGCATCACCTTCTTCCGACACCAGAGTAAAGCCACCCAAACCCTTGATGGACTTCAGGTAGTTTTTGGTGCTCTCAGGCAGGCCCTTCTCAGGGTTGGTGAAGTAAGGGTGATCATGACCAGCGTTGTAACCAGCCACCGCCAAAACAGGGTCGCCAAACTTGTCCAGGCCCATCTTGAGATAGGTCAGGCCAGCTTTGATGTTTTGATTGGGGTTGTCGATGTCTTCCCGTGAGAAGCCAATCATCTCGGCCGTGGTGGGCTTGATCTGCATGATGCCGATCTCACCGGCAGCACCGGGCTTCTCAGGTGTCCGCAGCCCGCTTTCCTGATACGCCAGCGAAACGGCCAAGCGCGGATTGATTCCTAGCTGCTTGGCCTGTTTGGCGACGATCAGTGCGTTGTCGCGTTGTTCTGGATCTAGTTTGTCTACGAATTCCATGTGCACCTCATAGGCCGAGTTCTTCTCTCAATTTGTCGCGTGAAGCACCATAGGCCTCAGGAGTGGCGGGCTTTTGTTGGCCAGCCCTGCCCTGAGGCTTAACGCCAGCACTCATAGCAATACTGGTCACACGATCCAGATAAGTGTCAACCATGCGCTGATACTGAGCCTCGTTCTTATCCTTGAAGTCATCCAAAGACATTTTGCTGCGGCGCAGTTCTTTAGCGATGTCCCGATCAAATTCGGCGCGGGCCTTGAGCATAGCCACCTTGTTGCGGATGGTCTCGGGGTTGTCTCGCGGAGAGATGCTGGCATCAGCAAACAGTTGACGCTCGAAGTTAGACACCGATCCTTGACCGGCAGCCAGCTTGGCTTGCTGCAACTGAATGGTGGCCATGATCGACAGGGCCGTCTGGTACTTGTTGATTGTTTCCTGAGGCAGTCCAAGATTGCGGAATGCGTTCTCAAGAGCGGGCACCGAAATGGTGTTTCCAGCGCCAGGAGTCTTGAGGTTCTCGGAAATCAGGTTTGCAACGAAAGAGCCGAAGTCCGGACGGTTGAAGATACCGAAGATGTCCTTGGCATCCTTACGTGCAGCAATAGAGTCCAGGGCGCGATATTGGGCCAAACGTCCAGTGACGTCCTCTGCACGCTCAATCGCAGACTGGGTACGCCCCGTCTCTGCTTCGGCCGTTTTGGTTGCCGCCGTGGTGGCTGCCTGCTGCTCTGCCGCAATTTGCTGGACCGTGCGGCGACCCGGTGCGCCAGCTTTGCCAGCACGCCAGTTCTTCATCCACTCTTCGCCCTGCCCAGCCTCCGCGGCCTTTACGAACTGCGAATACTCGTAGGGCAGCATGCGGAAGGTTCCGTATGGCGTCTCAAAGTCTTCCTGCTTCTGGCCGGGAACCGGGATGTCCACATACTGTTTTGTGGCCTTATCGAACACTGTGCCATTCATTGCGATGGCGTATCGATCCTGCTCGGCCCTGAGCATGTCGCTAAGAATCTTGGCCCGACCTTCCATGCCAGGACGCGATGCCAGCATGGCAATGTCTCGTGGCGTGATGTTGGTAAACCCAGGTGGGGCGCCTTCTGCTTGCTGTCGGCCGGGAGGCAATTGAGCGGCGCCAGCCGCCGCACCAGGAGCACCAGGAGCGCCAGCAGGAGCACGCGCAGCGCCTGGAAGCTCTGATTTCAGAACCGAGAACCCGCCGGGAGTCTCGACAAACTCGTCTGCGGCACCAGGAGCGCCGGGCGGCTGGCCACCAAGTATGCGGCGAAACTCTTGTTCACCGCGGGCAGCTTGACGCATGCCAAGCTCGCCTTGAGCCAGTTCCAGGCGCATCTTGGCCAGTTCTGTTTCTCGCTTAGTCTCGGCCTCTTGAGCGGGGCCTACAAGCGCAGCAACGTTGCCGATCGACTCGCCAAATGATCCGGTCTTGGTAGGCGCCAGGAAGCCCTGAGCCATGGCCAAAAGCACAGGGTCAAATAGTTGCTTGCGATTGTCTAACGCGCCACGGAGCTTGGAATAGGTATCCTTGATCTCGCCAACAAGACGCTCTTCTTCGGCGTCTTCGGCGTAGAGGGAAGCCAATGGGGCTTTAGTTGCCATGATCAGCCGCCTCCTTCACCTTCGTAGTAATCGTAGCCAAAATCGCCAGAGTCATCGGAGCCGTAACTCCCGCCCGACTCCCAATCACCGCTATCGTTGCCGTAGTCGCCTTGATATTCCGGGAATTGCTCAGGCAGCTTTTCACCGAACTTGCCAAGCCAGTCAATGAATTTGTTGCCGATTGCGCCTTCCTTACCGAAGGCAGCGCCGACCAGAGATCCCAGGCCAGCGATTTGCGACAGGGGAGATGGGCCGTAAGTAGATGCAGGGCCCACATACTTCTCGGTCGTAGACGTTGGGTAGGTGTATCCGCGTAGCAACTGAGCCACATTCAGTGCACGAGTCAGAGGAGCCTCAATCATTGCTTGGTTGTAGGCTTGCTCTTGCTGGCCAAGCTCGGCCTGAGCCTTTAAACCGGAAGCGGCGGCCTGCTGCTCGGCAGATCCCAACCCTGCAAGGGCTTGAGACGCTTGAGTCTGGAGACCCCTGCTGCGAAGAGCAGCATCGAGGGCAGAAGTAAACCCGGCGGAGCGGAGCTTTGCCTGCTCGCCTAACAAATTCGATTCAATGTCTGCCAGAGCCTGACCTGTTGCTCCGGCATATCGACGGCTACCGAATCCACCGGTACCGGCAAACGCGCCACGCAGCATAGGCATGACGTTGCGCTGCACATTCAGTGCACTTTGACGAGCCATCTCGTCGACGACGTCCTGCTGATACGGGTTGTAGAAGGCAGAGATGTCTTGAGCCGTAACACTGGCCGCACCGGCTCGACCGGCTGCCAGTGCTTCATCCATCGGTGTTTGATACCGGGTTAAAGCACCGGGGGCCGCGGCGTACACGTCCTTGGTCAGTTGACTCTGAGGGGCCACCAACTGCTGGCCGGTCATGCCAAGTTGACCGGTTCCCTCCGAGGCTAGCTTGGTGAGATAGTCGGTAAGGTATTGAGGCGCCGTCGCGGTTGCGGTTTTGGTCGTCTCGATGTTCGGCGGGGCACTACCCTGAAATAAGCTCATATTTAGCTCCTTACCGCTTTGATTTTAAGTAGTCAAGCGGAGATTTCAAAGCGGGAGGTGGAAGATCCTTTTTCCCGGTTGAACGGGCACGGGTTCTAATCTCGTGCATCATCTTGTACAGCTTGTCGGTTCCGGCCTTAGTAGACCCGTTTCCGAGGGCAGAAACCACATCTGCCGGAAAAACAAATTCCCCGTCTGCCAGCATGGCCGGGATGTCATCCGACTGGCCGTCACCCTCACCGGCAACGTGCTTGCCATCCCGGAAATCCTCGCGCCCCTTGGCCATCTTGGGCAAACCGCCTTGTTTTGCCATCAGAGGCAGCGTCATGCCGCCCTGCGCCATCAGCGGAGCAACATACCCGCCCTGAGCAAAGCCAACCGGCTCAGATCCGCCCAGGATGTCATCAATCGAGTCTTCCTTGCCGTAGGAGTAGTACGAGCCCTGCTCAGACTTTGCCGCTTCTTCGGGGTCAAAACCACCACCAGAAAGCACCCTAGCTAGGGTTCCGAGTCCGGAAAGGTCTTCTTCCTTGGAGCCCATACGCTCCTTGAGGATTGACGCCAGACGCGGGTCAATATTTTCAATCATGGCTTCTCTTTCCATTTCTTCTTGAATATCTTTGACTCGCTCCAGCGGGTCCAGCTTTTTCTCGCCAGTAACGAATGATCTCAACATCTGGGGTTTGATGCCAGTGATATCTCCGGCACCAAATCCGCCCAGCATCAATTGAGATGCGGACATTTTTTGAGGCTTCTTTTTCTTCTCTTTCTCTTTTTTCTTCTTCTTATCTTCGTCGGTCTCTTCTTCCTCAGTGACATCATCCACAGGATCAACAGGTCCTACTGGATCGATCGTCTCAATGTTTGTGACCGGGTTGGTGGTGGTGCTGATAACCGTATTGGTATTCAGGTCCGTCACCACGGTCGTCTGGGTATTGGTATTGACGTCGGTATTGGTGGTCGTCTGAGTGTTGGTGTTTGTGTCCGTCGTGGTCTGAGTCGTGACCTGACCATTTGAGTTCGTCGTGGTCTCAGTCGTCACCCCGGTGTTGTTGTTCACCGTGGTCTGAGTAGTGACGTTGGTATTGGTATTGGTCTGGGTCGTGGTTTGGGTGTTGGTATTGGTATCAGTCGTCGTCTGAGTATTCGTGTTGGTGTTCGTGTCAGTCGTCGTCTGAGTCGTGGTGCCAGTGTTGTTGTTGACCGTCGTTTGGGTCGTCGTGCCCGTGTTGGTGTCGGTCGATGTATTGGTCTGGGTGTTGTTATTGGTATCCGTGGTCGTGGCCGTATTCACGCCCGTGTTGCTGTTGGACGTGGTTTCGGTCTTTGTGCCGGTTGTTGGATTGGTTGACGTCTGAGTCGTTGTGCCAGTTGTGGCGTCCGTAGTCGTCGTCGTTTCCGCGCCGGTGTTGGCGTTGGTCGAAGAGGCCGTTGTCGTCCCCGTCGTGTTGTTGGTGGTCGACTCCGTCCTGGTGCCGGTGTTGGCGTTCGTGTCGATATTGGTCGTCGTGTTGGTCGCGTCGTTGTTGATCGTGGTCGTGGTATCACCAGCGCCGCTGACCGTTGTCGACGTAGAACCAGCATCCGATGCGGTGCCAGCCGTTTTCCCAAGAGACGAAAGATTCGACAAGTCACCCACCGTGATGGGCTTGTTGTCCGCGTTGAACCCAATGAAGATGTCCGGGGCTACATAAACCTTTCCGTTCACCCCGGAACCGGTCACCGACGACCCAATGAAGTCGCCAAGAGTGACGGCATTGCCGCTCTGGTCCTTACCAACAGCGATGTTCAGGTCGTTGATCTTTAGACCGCCGGTCGTGGCAAGGTTGTTGACAACCTGCTCGGCCACCGCGGTGTTGGCTACGTTCTGGGCCTGCTCCGGACTCATGCCGGATGCGGTCATGGCCGTGACAATATCGGAGCCTGCTGCCTTCAAATCCACGCCCGGGCGCAGTGAAGAGTTGATTGCGCTGGTCAAAGCCGCAGCCTGATTGGGATCTGTGGTCGTGGAGGTAATGATCTCCGTAGTGGCATCGCCAGCACGAGAAATCTCCGAGACAACCGTGATGGTTCCCACGGCCTTACCGGCCACTACAGAGCCTACCGTGCCTTGAGTCATCGCCTTGTTCAGATCGATGGTGCCGGTCGCAAAGTAGTCCGACATGACCGATGCGGCGAACTCTTCCGGATACTCGGTAACAGCCTCTTTGGTGGCTGCTTTGCCGGTTTCTTTTGCCACTACCTTGGCGCCTGTATCAGCCGCCCCGGTTGACACGCTTCCTGCTCGCTTGATCCAAGGCATGTCAGCCACGGGACCAAGCACAGACGCAACAGCACCAGCACCAGCGGCAGACTTCTGCGCGGCAGTGTGGGCGTCGGCCTCACTCATGCCAGCATCAACAGCCGCTTTCTTGGTGTCGTTGTAGTTGGCGCCACCAGCTTCCCAGGCGTTCATAAAGGCGTCAGCACCAAGGGCCAACAGCTTGCCGCCGTACTTCAGAGCGGCCGCACCAGTAAGCAGAGGCACGCCCTCCTCGAATACTTCGTTGGCGCCCAGGGTCAAGATGGCCGACGGGTTGTCCCACAAAGCCCTGCCCAGTTCGATGAACTTGTTGTCGAAGCCCTCAACCTTGGCCACTCGGTCCATCACGTTCTTTTCAGCGCCGATGAGGTATTCGCCCATGCGATCGCTACCCCAGTTCTTCATGTCATTTGCAATCCGAACAATGCCGCTGTTCTTATCGATGACATTGACAGCCTGGAGGCCGCCAGCCATGTTTTCGAGGAAATTACCGCCTGCGCGAGTAACAGTTCCAATAGTCTTGACGACCGGGTCGATTAGCTGCTTGCTGATGCCGTCTCCGACGACAACATAGTCACCCAGAAGACCTCCGGCCAACAGGAAGTCATCCATCGTGCCAAACGTGGTCGCTGGCGTAGATGTGTCAACCGCAGAGGTATTGAGCTTAGAGAAAGCATCTGCCGCAGCTTTAGAGTCATAACCAGCATACGAACCACGTCCAGCACCGGCACCAAGTTGGGCGTATCGAGCCTGATCAGATGCGGCGGCCAGAGACGGATTTTCTTCCCGGGTGTCAGTGCTGTACTTCTTGCCGTTCCACTCAAAGATCTGGCCGGGGCCAAGCTCCTTACGGGCTAGGCTGTAGGCATCTCCAAAGTTCTTCGCCGCAGCAATATTTGCGGCCGTAGCCTGGGCAGCAACCTCCTGAGCGGTCGCGCTCATGGCGTAGGTTTTGCCGCCGTAGGTGAAGTTGGTAAATCCACGAGCGCCAGCCAGGGCAGCAGCCTCTTCGAGGGAGTTTGCGTCAGCGTTCCCAATGTTCAGCGTGTTGCGAGCCGTGGCATCCGAGATCGCCTTGTCCAGATTGCCGAACTCAGTGTCTACCGCTGTGACGCCGCTCATGATGTCGGCGGCGGTGTTTCCGGTAGTGGCAGTTGTTTTGGTATCTGTTCCGCTAGATGCACTAACGTTGGTCACCGCATTTGCAGCATTCAGAGCCTCATCTTCAGTGGCTCCAGCATTGATAGCCGCGATGTATGTAGCCTCGCCAAGATCTGTTGCGCCGGAATCCGTGATGCTGCCGTTGGTCACATTATTGACCAGCGTAGTGACCGCATCCGTGTTGTTCAGATTGTTTGCGGCATTGATCGTCGAGCCAAGATTCATGATGCCGTTAGTCAAGGCACCAATATTCCCGGACTGAGCGGCCTGAACGATTTGAGCAGCCGCACCAGCGGTCTGAAGATCGGCACTATTGGTCAGCTTACCAGCGCCAGTCAAGACGGCGGCGAAATCGCCACGGGACGCAGCATCCGCAACATTTAGAGCCGTACCCACGTCAGCCAGCGAAATGGTGTCGGTGAGCATCGTAGAGCCCGCCGCCGCTGCCACGTTCGGGTTGGCCAACAGCGTGGACACCACCGCGGCGACATTACCTTTATCGATGGCATTGGCCACATTCAAAGCGGTAGCGACGTTGGTATATCCACCGGCGCCAGCCAAAGATGCCAGGGCGCCAATTACGTTGCCCTGCTTGGCGGCCAACGCAGCGTTTGCAATCATGGCAAACGGCTGAACACCAGGGATGAAAGAAGCAACGGTCAGGAGGGCCGACAGAGTGCCCATGGCGCCGCTTTCTCTGCCGTAAGTGGTGAACTCAGGCTTGCCGGTCGTTGGGTTGATGATGATCTGATACTCGGTCGACCCCTTGCCGGTGGCCGTTCCTCCGATATTGATCATCAACGGGTCAAGACCATTGATCACCTGAGTCAATACATTGTCGCCAGCGTATAGAGCCTTGCCGGAGAGGATGTCGTTGGCAGTCCTTCGGATCGTGGCGCCACCTTCGGCGTCATACGTAGTTTCCGAAGTGATCCGATCGGCCTCATCCTTTGTCAGAATCCTAGTGGTAAACCTTTCGGGGTTGTTAGGGTCAACGATTGTTGCGACGTACTGGCCGGTTGGCTGCCCGTTCTCATCAGTCATCTCCCTAACATCGATGTCGGAGAAAACGTCTTTGACTTGAAGCTGACTGAGGTCAGTAATGCCCTGATCCATCAGGTTACGGGCCATATCCAAGATCACCTGCTCGGCAGCAGACGGGTCCTTACCAAGGATGCGCTTGGTCTCGTTGAAGTCAAAACCAATGCTCTCGCCCTTGGTTCCAAAAGCTCCGCCTGACAACGATCCCAGGTTAGGAATGATCTGAGCCGCAAGGGCCAGCAAAGTATTCTTGTCGTACGCCTGCCCACGGTAGTCGTATATCTTGTCGGCAGCATTTGGGGCTTCACCGTTGGGACCTGTACGCCCTTCATACCGGCCATTCGCTTGCCAATGCTGTGCAGCAAACTCCTCAGGAGACATGCTGGCCGCGGCGCCACTGTCCTGATATGCCTTAGCAACGTCAGGGTTCTTATCGAAGTAGCCGTTCTTGGCCACCACCGCGTTTGCGGTGTTGTTGTTGGCGGCCGTATTGACGTTGGCGCTCGCAAGACCGGACACCACGTTATCAGTGGTTTGTCCCGTAGAAGCCGCTAAATTGTTAACGCTGACATCGCCTGCGCGTACAGAGTCAGCAAGATTGCGGACGTTTTCATCAACCGTCGTGGTGTTGGAAAGATTCCCTCCGGTCGTCAACTGGGTGGTTGCGTTTGAGAGATTTGACGCTGCACCAGTAGTGACCGCACCGGTAGCGGCAGTAATCGCCCCGGCGGCGTCTCCGGTAGTTGCTCCGGTAGTTGCCCCGGTTGCACCAGTTTCGGCGCCGGTCGTCAATCCGGTTGTTGCTCCAGTTGTTGCTCCCGCAAGAGTTCCCGACGTTGAACCCGCCGCAACATTCCCGGTGGCGGCATCCAGTGCCGACGTGGATGATGCCGTTGAGTCTTGTTGCGTGAATCCCCTGCCCGGATTGAGAAGAGCATCAACAGCGTCCAGGCCCATGCCGGTAGCTCTAGCGATGTCTTGATTGCTTACGCCGTACTGATTGGCTGCCTGAGTTAGGTTCGCCGCTCTCTGGATGTCCGTCATGTCCTGGTTGGCCAGGACGTTGTTGACGTAGTTATTGATGTTGGTGAAGTACTGATCTTCTCCAATTCCACCGGCACTGGTCGCGGTCTGATACCCCGAAGAACCTAGAGGGGACGTGTACACAGACCCATCATCGAAGGTCTGACTATCGCTGTAGTCAGTGTCTTCAAAATCCAGGTAGTAGCGACGCTGCGACGGAAGTGCCATATCAATTCACTCGCGGGTTGACTGCGTTGACGACGGCCTCTGCCCATTCCTGCCAGTCATCAAAGTTGTAAGGCTCGGGCACTCCCTCATTGGCGAATGCATCGATAGTTTTTAAGCCTGCCGCCCAAGACTTCCAGTCCACACCGAGGCCAGGAATCTGTAGCTGCTGGGCGGAATAGAGTTCGCACATGAGCGATGCCCACGAGTCGAACGTGTGATACCTGGGGTCGTAAATGAGCGCGACCGTCATGTCGAGTAGCCTCGTACGTCGCCCAGATCGGCGTTGACGATAACCTTACCAAGCTGATAGTCACCCCCGGAAACGTTGGACACAAACTTCATCCGAAGCTCCCGGCGCTGCTCACGCATGTCAATTTTCCCGGTAGTAGATGTGAAGGTGTACGGCCCGGTGATTTTGTCCTGCTCCTGAGCATACGGACGACCCGTCACGTAAAGCTCCATCTCCCCGGACTGAATGAAGTCAGGCTCAACGCGCTCAATGTGTAGCCAACGGTTTTCTCCGATCGGGGAGGGCTGAGAAGGTCCTCCAGCCACCCATCCAAGATCAGACGTCTCAAAGTAGCTCTCGATGGCCAGCACGTTTGCAAAAGCCACAGCATCCTTACCAACCTCGTGCTGCCACAAGGTCACCAACGTTTGTGTGCTATCCACGGTCAGTTCAAAGTCAGCGCCAGCCGGGATGGTTGCAGTTAGGGTGTCGCCTACGGTGTATCCGGTGCCGCGATCGGTAATCTGCACAGAAATTGCCGATCCGCCAGAAATGACCACGCTGCACTTAGCGCCACTTCCAGTACCGCCGGTCAAAGTCAGGTAAGAGTATGTTGCATCTGTGTACCCGGTGCCTGGATCGGTGATGCTGACCGTGCCTACTGCTCCGGTGTAATTGGGCTCCCATCCTGCATTGATTGGGAATCGGAAAACCTGAGAGAAGTACCCGGCAGAACGACGAGCGCCAAGAGCGGTTCCAGCGTCGTACCACGTATTTTCTCGAATGTTGTAGACGATGGCGTCGTTGCACTCTTCCGAATTGCCCCGGGGATAGAACCACCAGATCTCCCCAAACCGAGGCACCTTCGTGGCGTAAACCTTCTGACGCTGCACGTAGTTCAAGTTGTCGAAGAACCAGTTCTGGTTCATGGAGTTGGGAATCTCCTTGACCACGCCGTTGTACAGCAGGAATCGATCAACGCCGCACCAGTAGTAGATGCCATCGTATTCAATGATGGATTGAGCCGACAGGATCGATGACTGACTGCTGATGATGTCGTACCGCCAGAAGGTCGGCGCAGCAAAGTTCGGAGTTCCGGCAACACCTAGAGATTGAGGCGCGTAGGAGACACGAATCAGGCTATCAAGGCTCCAGAACAGGCCAGAAGGCGAGTTTGAGCCGCCTCGGACAGGGAACCCTTGCACGATCTTTCCGGTGGCCACGTTGACTTCGTTTGCGTCCGCAGAGACCCAGTCTTCCAGGTTTCCAGCGGCGCAGTTGCGAATCAGTCCGTCGTTGCCATACACAAACACGTAAGGATGCAGCGCCACCACGCCACCAGACACGGACACCTCATTGTCGAACGTGAGGGTCACATTGGTGCCATTAGCTGTGGCGTTCTTGTCCAGGGTAAGCGTAGTTGTCGTGACCGATAGCACACGAGTGTCGGCCGGAATGCCAGGACCAGTCACCACTTGGCCAGCGCCAATGTTGGTGTTGATTGCCGATAGCGTTACCGTTGGAGAACCGCTGGTGATGGTTGCGGCCGTTTGAGTAAACACGCCAACGGGATTCATGGTTGACCCAGAAAGGGGTCCTGCAAGAACGGGGGTGTTGATCTCGCTGTCAATCTGAGACAGATCTTGAGACGGATGCGCTAGCAGCAGGTTTTGTCCAGACCCAGAAGAGTCTGTGAACGTATCGAACTGCCACAGATTGTTTGGGCTTGGGGTGAAGCCGGTACCGGTCGTTGCAACCTGAATTGAGAATCCGGACCCTGTGCCGCCAATCAGCGACGCACTAGCTGTGAGCTTCTCATAGACAAGGTATCCGTAGCCGCCGCCGGTGATTGTCACAGACGTCACCGCTCCGCCAGAGACAACAATAGTTGCCGACGCACCAGATCCTCCGCCAGACGTTACATACGAAAGGGGCACGCCGGTATAAGTTGCGTCTGTGTATGCCGAGCCACCAACTAGGTTATTCACCGTCAAAACCGAGCCACCAAAAGTGATGTCGGTAATACCTGATCCTGTTCCGTTGTCATCAATCGGAATCAGTTGCAGGCCATCGGAGTAGCCACTGTAAACGTTGTTGAATGTGTTTCGGGGCACCACGAAGATGCCCCGAGAAGGTCCTGCCAGTGCGTCAGTGATCTGGCGGTATCCGCCCATCTTACGAGGGCGGCCGCGCTGAAAACGAACCCACCGACCATCGACATAGAACTCCTTGTCAAACAGAGTTCCATCCCGCTGAATACCGGGTTTGGTGTCGAGGGCAAAGACCTTCTTTGTCATTAGAACGCCCCACCAGAGATGCCAGAGGAGAAAGTTCCAGACCCGGTAATTGATATGCCGGATGCCGTGATATCAGCAACCAAGTTGCCCAAAATTGATACACCAAACCGACCAGCGCCCGGGCGATAAATGCCCGTATTCGTCTCAGATGCGAAGTTCAGCGATGGCGAAGCTGCCGAACCATTTATCAAACTAAACGCAGTACCGCCAGCTTGTGTCGTGTTGGCGTTATAGAAGTTTGTGCCGTCACAGATCAGTGTAGCCTGACCCGACGCTGGAACCGTAGCAGTAGCTGAACCGCCGATGCCAGTGGTAACAGTCAAGGTGTATCCGCCCGCGCTCGTTTGATTCGAGATGACGTACAGGTTCACCACCGGCGGGAACGTAACAGTCACATTTCCAGACAATGTGCCAGTGTAGAACTGGATGGTGTTGGAAGCCTCGGATGCGGTTAGGGTGTATGCGCCACTAGTGACCGGCTTCGTCAGCACACCAAATTCAAATTGCGTGCTGGTTCCGTATCCAATCGTTACATAAGAAGTCCCGGTAGAAACAATAAAAGCAGACTCACCAGGAGCAAACGCTTTGGACACGGCTCCATCAATAAGTTGACCGCCAGTGGTCCCAATCGTGGCGGTCCCGGAGCCGTTGTTCTTAAACAGAACAAACCAGTTATCACCGGTGGTCGATGCCGATGGCAACGTGGCCGTCGTAACGCCACCAGTCCAGATGTACGTTTGGGCTCGATCGGAAACCGCAAAGGTGTAAGCAGCAATCAGCGATTGCGTGGGATGGCTTTGATTAAGAGTTGCCCCAGAAGCCAGGAGACCGTAACCGGCAAGAGTTGCCGCATCAGCCGATGAGGTGCCAGCGCCAAAGGCAATGTTGCCCCATGTGCCTTGAGTGTTGGCATTTGAAGTGATGTAGATGTACTTGGCCTCACCCGCGGCAACCGTGATGATCGTGTTGGTCCCGGAGTAGTCTTTGACCGTAAAGGTGTTGGCTCCGACGTTGCGAATCAGCGCATCGTTTCCGACGGACGACTGATTGGCGGGCGGCATCCAAAGAGACAAGCCTCCCGAGGAGGCTGTCACGTTCATGATTCGAGCGGCGACGTCATCTGTTGCGTTACCGTTAATCGGCCACTCCAATTGAGTGTTAGCGGCTAGGGTGACCGCTCGAAACGATACGTCGGTTGGTTGAACAACGTTTCCGGTAAATGGCGAGTTGTAGCTCATGTCGTGTCCTTAGGAATCCACAGCAATTGCCTGACGGTCAGCCACGCGCAGCTTGTCCTCGGCCATCAGTGTTTGCATGATGGCTTCGTACTGCTGCTGCCACATCGGGATGCGGTCGTCGTTCTTGAGGAACGGCATGGCCTGCAACAGGGTGCCGTATAGCAGCGCCTGAGGGGCGTAAATGGTGAACCAGTTGGTCTGGTTGGCCGACTCCAGCGGCTGGATGCGCTCGTAGTACAGGACCTCGAAGTTATAGGCGGCGTTCGGAGTAGGTGCCACCATCCAGTGCGTGTAGTCGTAATCGCAATAAAACTTTGGCACATCCTCAGAGGCGGGATCTGGCCAATACTCACGCAGATACTCGTATTTGCGAAGCAGCACCGGATATCTCTTACCGGCCACCGTGATATTCATAGACACGGTTTTGTGCCAGCGAGCGGGCTTATCGATGATGTTGGTGCCCTGAACCATGGCGCTGGTCTGCACCGTCAGGTTGCCGAGAAACTTGATCTGGCTGGCAATAACCTGCTCGGCCAGCATGATGAACAGAGGGATCTTTTCGAGGGTGGCTTGGTCCGTGCGCTCCAGGTAGGTGCGAACGTTCTCTACCAAGCTGTCATAGGTCATTACGGCCGCAGCAGTCATCACCACACCTTCTTCTTGATCGACTCAGGCTGGGGTACGTACTGTTTCCCTTGCCTCAAACCCTCTCGCTTGGCTCTGGTAGTTGCCGCGTATTCCGAAGGTGTTAGCTTCTCTCTTGCTGCTTTGGGCAAGTACCTTTCGCCAGTAGCTTTAGGACCCTGAGTGGATGGCTTCCCAGATTTTGTACCCCAATCTTCCTGCGTCCACTTTGAGAGTGAATTATCGGCCTTTTTAGGCCCTTTGTAACCTCCCCCAGAAGACTTGTACTTCTGAGTTGCAAGTTGGGCCTTGCGTGCGCTCCACTGCCCTGGTTTTCCACCCTTATCGGAGGCTTTGACCTGAGAAACTATTCGCTTCCACTTGGCCGGATCTGACTTGGTCGCTGAACTCATGATTTATCCCATCAGTTGAATTTCGGCCTGTCGGCGTTTGACCAGCCCAGGCAGCACCTTGCCACCACCGCGGACCCAGAGCTTTAGCTGCTCTTTGGCGCCATCCCAGTCTTGGGCGTTGATCTTGCGCTTGAGGGTAGAAGTCTGCAACC